TTATTATTGTTAACTTTACAGTAAAGCCACATCCGGTTTAAAAGAATGATATTGATCAAGAAGCTCATCATAGGAGGGCAAGTTTACTAACGAGTATTGCATTAAGTTTGCTCTCATGAAAATTTCCATCACCATACACCTCTTTTGGTTATAGATTTCCCTACCATAGTAGAAATACTCACGTAATCCAGCTTGCACGGAAGATATAGCTTGCTCCTCCTCGGAAATACATTTAGAACGTACCCACACTGTGAACATCTTGTTGATGGATTTCTCCTCCAATTCAGCCATATAGTGGCCTATTTCAGAATCAAATCTCCATCGACGCTTGAGGAAACTACAGTCGCGCATATGAATAAAAGGTACACTCTTGGCTTCCTTATCTGCCATAGTATATGTGATACCAATCTCACCAAGGGCATCCGCCACAGAAGTGTGGTTAAACCATTCTTGATTGCTATTGAAAATGTTGTCATCTCCATAAGTGAGAAGGACCACATTATCCTTAAAGTCAGTAACGGTACCATTTGGGTTCAAAGTAAGATAGCAATATCTCATTAACATACTATTAACTAACGAATTAATTATAACAGTTAAAGGATTCCCCGAAGGATTAGTGGCAATAAATGTTACTAAATCACCATCAAAATTGGTAAGGGCAAAACATATATCGGTAGAAATACAAGAGAATACTCTTAACTCCTGTAGTGAATAGTTACCGGATGCAACAGCTATTTTATACATGATGTACAAAGCTTTCTCTAGTACTGATACGAAAAGCGTTTTATCAAAATTAGCGTAATCTCCATTGCAGAGTTTATCCTCGCCAAATTGTGTAAGATGGGCATAAAGATCGTGCCATTGGCGTGATTGAGCCACAATACCAGGAGCCATTTCAAAAACGCGTTTATTTCGCATCATCAAACGAACAATTGATAAAGTGTACTTCCGCACAACAATAGACCAATCAAGAGGAGCCCCGGAAAAAACTCGTACTTTACCCAAGTTAACCTTCTTTTCAGAAAGTGGTTCATCCTTCAGGTGAGCTGTGAACACTGGACTAACAGCCACTCCAGCCAAGTAACTAGCTTCAATTTCGGCAACCCTAGCTAATATAACATCATCGAAAGTGAACTTATGCTGGTAAACATCATCTGGGTCTAATTCAACAACATGGTGTAATTTAGAATGGTTCCAAGGATGACCAGCAGAGGTCGACTTATTGAGGGAGTCCATATAAGCTATACCAGGGTAACCATTAATTGCTACTTCATTTGTAATAGGATGAACTACAACATTAATAGTTTCACTAGATATTGCATTCAATATGTCTGCAACAAAAGCATCAGCACACACGTCAATAGATTTCTGAGAAAAATTTGTGACAGGTGTAATACTATTCATCATAGCCAAACGCCAAGCTTTATACGAGCGTAAATCAGGGGCGAAATGCTGCACAGTATAACCATATTTACAAAACTCATTCTGCAGTAAGTGAGCACTCACTTCACTACGTCGCGAAGTACGGTGGTTAGGTAACGATCCATAAACTACAATTTGACCTTCCTCAATAAAAGAAAG